CTTCGGAAAAAGGCAAATTTGCTTTTTATAAAAAGCGGTATATGCACGGCCACACACCGCCAACACACTGATAATAAACAAAATACAATTTTATAAATATTTGATTACCTTTGTATTGTCATTAAATAAACACAAAGCAATGGAAAAAGAAGCCGAAGCCATAGGGCAATTCATCAAAGCCGAACGCCAACGCCAGGGGTTGAACCGCCTAACATTGGCAGGTCTGGTCGGCAAAGGCGAAACGCAGATTCGCAACACCGAAGAACAGACAATAAAAACCGAATTGCGAAACATTTTGCTTTCGCTCAACCAATTAGGCTATACGTTGGTTGTTGCGCCTATACGTAAAAATGTTGAGAACCAACCGCAGGAAAACGCTCAACACCAATAGCCAGCGTGTCGAAAGCGTCCGAGCCGTCGGTGCGGTTTTCGAGTTTGTCTTCTTCTGTTTCGGCCAACTTTTCGCCGCGTTTGTCCTTTTTGTTGTTGTAAACGCCCGCCGTCCTGATAGATATAAGCAAGTCTTCGTTGTTTCCTTCGTTGAATATCGGCTTTAGATTGGTTTGCCCCGCCAGCATTCGGTTAATAAGCAAATATTTTTCGTGGTGTGCCATAGGGTTGCCGATGTAAACAGGCGTAACGGTCCAGCCGTGCCGTTCAAACTCTGTGCAGATAACAAACTTAAAGTCTTCGTTGTTTACGGCATAGTTGCTGCCCAACGCTGTGCTGTCGTAGTAGTATATAACTTCGTGTGTGTCGTGTGGTTGGTAGTAGGCGCAGAAGTCGGCAATAAGTTCGGGCAATTTGCGCTCATATTTAACGTAAAAAGATTTGATAACCTTAAGCGTGCGCCCGTCAACCTGGCCAGCCACAAGCCAGTTAATATTTGCGTTGTAGTCCATACCAATACAGATAGGCTGCCCGGCTATAAGGTCGGCGTCCTGTTTGCACGTTTCGGCGGCCAGCGTCTTAAAGTTGTAGTCGGCGTTCAATAGGTAACTGTTATCGTAATTGCTATAAAGGTGGTTTTCAGTTAGGCAGGCGTAGAAGCCGTCCTTTGTAATGCCGATGCGCTTGCACAGAATCGACGTTTGGAACGTTAGCGGCGGCAGGTCGCGTTTCATTTGCTTTATATATTGTTCGCCAAGTATTTGCATATTCCAAATACTCGAAAACTCACCGTAAAACAGCGCGTTAGCCCTTAACTTCTCGATGTCGTCAGACAAGCCCCGATATTCCAGTTTCAGGGCTGTTGTGTTTTTGCCCTCCGCTTCGGCGGCTGCAATGCGCTGCCGTAGCCGCCAAAGTTCATAAACGCCCGATTGTATTGTGCTTATTAGTTCGTTGTCGCATTTGTCTTTATAGTTCAAAAACCAACTGCCCTTTTTGGTTACGGGCATATCCGAAGTAATTAGCATTCCGTGGTGAAACGACAGGTGGCCGAATATCTTTTGTTGCCCGCGGTTGGCTGGCATTGCTTCGTCTTTGAGCCTGTCGAAGTTGACAAACTTTGCTTCGTCAACGTCGAGCGCATCGTAACTTAAACTGTTGGCGGCTCCTGGCACGTCCTGCGAAAGTATGTAACCAACAGCACCAGTATAAAAGGAAATAACGTGCGTATAGTCGGCCACGGGGTAAAGCGGTGGCGGAAACGCCGCGCTTTTGGGCGGTTGTTTGCCGATAAAGTAGTGAACGTCGCGGTGGTAGCCCCAGTCTTCCCAAACTTGCAGCATCGACGGCAGCGTGTTTGTTAGTGCCTTTTTGAATGTAGGAACCACAAAGCCGACAGAACAGCGCGGCATTTGTTGAAAGTTGCGCAGGTTAAACCAGGCGTGAAGTGTCGCTTTGCCGATGCCGCGCCCGCCAACAAAAACGGTGTCTTTGGCGGCAGTCTGAATAACGATTTGCTGCGGGTCGTTAAAATATTTAGCGTTTGCCATTGTCTGCGCCCTCCGTCATTAATTCGTTAACGTCGTTAGCCTCCACAAAGCGCACGTCTTCTATTTGTTCGTTCCAATAGCGGTGTATGGTGGCTTTTATCTTTTCCCGAATGTTTGGTATCGGTTTAAAGCCTATAACGGTCGGGTCGTCTGTCATAATGAATTGCTGCGGGCGTAACGTTTCCCAGCGCGTGTCGAGCACGTCTTCTTTGTCGAGTTGGTTGTATTTGGCGTATTGGCCCAACGCCTTAACCATTGCGTCAATATTGCCCGCCTTTTTGGCTTCGTCGTAAGCGTCCCTAATCATTTCGTTAAACTGAAAACGAATATAGTCCTTACTTACTTTGCCCAGGTCGGCCAGAAGCGAACGCAAAAGGGCAACGTACTTATAGGCAACCTGGCGGCTGTGTCCGTAGCGTGTTTCGATTAATTCCAGAATATCGCGCTCTCGTGTGGTCGGGTAGGCAATCCAATGGTTATACACGTCGCGCAGTTGCAGAATGCGCGTTTGTTCGTCGGGTGTTAGGCCGTTGTCTGCCATTTCGGTAGGGGTGGCAAAAAGGTTGAGCCTGATTCGCTCAATTACGGCGTTAGAAAAAGCACTCATATACGTTTATTTTTTGATTATTTCGCCTTTGTTCGTTTTTTGCGTCGAGTTCGTAAATAAAAGGTTGCCGCAATTTTTTTACGGCAACCCTTCGCGACGCATTATTTTAACTGATACCTAATTGCAATAGTTTTTCAAGCGTTTCGGCCTCAAAGTTTACGTTCAGCCTTTTGCACTCATCGAAACGGCTTTGCATTTTTTCGCGCAGGCGGTCGGCCTTGCTGGTTTTGCCGTTGGCCACAAAGTCGGCCAGTTTGTCAATATTGGTAACAATGTAGCCGCGATACGTGCCAATGGCTTTCGCCAGTTCGTCGGGGTCGGCTGCATTTTCTTTGCTTTCGGTTGGTTGGTTGCCGTCCGCTTTTGCTTCGGCGGTGTCGTAGCCGTCGTAAGTGTTGTAGCATTTACGGTAACGGTCGTGCAGTGCCAACAGTTCTTTAAGGTGGGTGTAACGCTCGCAGGGCTTGTCGGCACTCATTAATTTTAGTTTTTCGTGAAGGCTGCGCATCGTAACCATTATGTCGTGCGCCTCAAAGAAAAGGTTTTGCACGTCGGCGGGCAGTTGGTTGTGGTCGGCCCGCTGGCCTTTGAGCGGCGTTTCGGCGGCTTTTTGTGCCGTTGCAATGGTGGCGGCTACTTCGGTTGTAACCTTTTTATCCATTACGGCAACCTGTTGCAGCGTTAGGCCGTCGAGCCTGTAAGCCAGATGTTTGCGCAGTTCGTAAATAAGTTTTTCTTTCAGTTTTTCAGGGTTGCGCACAATGTTGTTGTATAGCACTTTATTGCGGTTGCATTGCAGCAAAAGGGTTGCACCCTTTACAATGTCCTGGTCTTGCGGCATTGCGTTTAACCAGTCCTGAATTTGTTTTGTAAACTTATTGTCAATCATTGTTTTGCTTTTTTAGTTATAAAAATAGCCGCCGCCGTGTGGTAGGCCGACAGCGGCTATTATTAGCGGGCTTTTTTTACACCGTTGCCCACGGTGCCGAGGCTTTTAAAGTGCAGCCCGTAGGCCATAGCCCGCGGGTGCACTGTTTATGTTTGCTTTTTGAGTTGCGGGGGCACGTTGCCGCACCGCCCGCTAATCAAAAAATAAACGTCTGGTTAGTTCGAACCCGAACCCGAACCGCTTGCGCTGCCCGACGAAACGGGGCTGCCGTCTGCGCCGCTAATGGTGCCGTCGGCGGTCTCGATGTTGCCAGGATAGAACGGGGCGGGGCAAACGTCGGTAACTTCCACTTCAATTGTGGTGCCTGCGCTGTCGGTTGGCTGTGAGCCTGACTGCTGGCTTACTTTTGTTGTGGTTTGGAACATTTCGTTACCCAGAACGCGGGCTTTGCCGTCTTTTTCAAAGATAATGAAAACCAAGTCGTCGCTGTTAGCCTGGCGTGCGAAGCCTGTTGCCTGCTCTTTGGTTCCAGGATAAAGGAACGTGCCCTTATTGAGCGAAGTAATGCAGGGCTGGTCGCCTTGTGCTTCGCTGCTGATGTTCGATTGTTTGTCAACAACGTCGATTTTGCGCCAAACAACGTCAGCGGCCAACGTGAAGTTGCCGTTGTAGGTTGCCAGATTTGCCATGTGTTGCCCAGGGTCGCCAGTTGCTTTCGGCAATGTCGGCCAGGTAACAATATCTTTTTTCGGCAGGTAGTAAACTGCGCCGCGAATGCCTGGCAAAACGGGTTCACCCTGGCACCAGTCCAGGCCTTCGTATAACGATTGATTTGTGCAAGTTGTAGCCATAATTCTATTTTTTAGAATGTTAGACAATTAGTTTATTATTCGCCCGAACCCGAACCGCTTGCGCTGCCCGAACCTGAAGCCGAACCGCTGCCGCTTTGCGACGAAGCCAACTTAACGGCTAACAGACGCTCTTTGCTGATTGATTCGAATTGAACGCCAAAGAACATAGTTGCTGTGAAAGTCAACAACAGCGGTGCGTATTGGCCGACAATAAGTTGCTCGAGGTCGCTTTCCTGGTCAACACCGATAAGCATATTGCTGCGTGTGGTGAGTTCGAAGTAAGGTGCGCCCTTCTTGTTTGCCAGCGGGACCAAACGGCAACGGCCGCCGCTGCCCTCGACAAACGTTTTGTCGAAGCCCTGATTGTAAACCATTGGGCCGACGGTTGTCTGATAGTCGTCCACATACTTGTCGTAAGTGTCCTGGTCGATAAACAACAGCGAATCTTCCTCGCGCAGTTCGTCAGATGCAGCGCGATAAATTGCTTTGATAACGTCGTAAGCGTTCGACGAAGTGATTGCGGTGTCGAGCACAAAAAGGTTGCCTTTTGCTGCGGCAACGTTGCCTGCGGTCTCTTCGGCGGCCAGAATGGTGTCGAAGCCGTTGAAAAGGGTTGCGCTGGTTGTGCCCAGGTCGTTGCGAACGGCCGAGAACAGAACCTTGTTAAGGTTTTTGCCCAGCTGTGCGGCCAGAAACGCCAAAACCTGACGTGTAATGTCAGTTTCCTTCAGGGCTTCGCCTTTGGTGATTGACGAGCCATAAATTGATTGATAAACCGAGTTCGGGTCGAAGTCTTTGATTACAGAACCGAAAAAGGTCTCAAGTGTGCGGCCGACAACGTTAATGTCTGAAGTGTCCTTGCGGCTGTTGCTGTAAGGGCCAAACTGAATGTCGCCCGCAAGTTCGCCTACAATTTCCTTGTAGCGAATGCCTGGCCTCAATGTCATATACGGCAAAGATTTTTCCAGGGCAAGCACTGGCATTTGCAAAAGTTCCTTACGGAATTTGATTGCGCTTTTTTGCAGTGCGTCGGGGGTAATGTTTACTGCTGTTCCCATTGCTTTAAGTTTTTAGAGATTAGATAAGATTTTTAATGTTCTCGTACATCGACGCTGCCGAAACGGCGTTGTCAACTTCAGGCTCGACGTGTTTTGTTTCGTCGCCTGGCAGATTCTCAAGGGCCGCAACTTTCTCTTGCAACTCTTTAATTGTGTTTTCCTTTGCCTCGTTGTCGGCCTTCAGGCTTTCAATTGCGGCAGCGTTCGCCTTCAATTCGTTGTCAATGGCCGTCAGTTGGTCGGCGGTCATCGACACTGAATTTTCTTTGTCCTCAAAGCCTTCCACTTTGAGCAAGGCATTCAAATTCAGATAGTTTGTAAGCATTGCTGATACATTTTTGTTAAACATATTTTTTATTTTGTCGATAGCCGACAGTTTATTTTCGCGTGGTTTTGGCAGCGGCAACCCGAAGGCGTTGAGTTTGTTTTCGATTGCGGCAGGCGCGTATTTAAGCCCTGTGCCGATTTCGTCAACAAAGCCCCAGTTTTTGGCTTCGTCGGCGGTGAGCCAGGCGGCTTCTTTAAGAACTGCCATTATTTCGTTGGCGGTGTGGCCGCTTTTCTTTGCATACATTTTCGCCAGAACAAGGTCCATTTTTTCGTTGTCGCGCTTGTTCTTTTCGAGTTCGTCGATAAGGTCCTGCAATTGGTCGGCGTTGAGCGTGTCCCAGATGTCAACCCAATTCATAACCTTGTGCACAAGGTAAAAGGCGTTTTCGTCGATAACTGTTTTCTTTGCGCCCAGTGCCAAAACAGTGGCCGCGCTTGCGCAATAGCCAAACATAAACACTGTAACGTCGCCGTGCTCATTAAAACGTGCGGCAATGTCGAGCGCGTCGTCAAGTGAGCCGCCCAGGCTGTTAACGCGCACGTTGACGGGTTGCCCTTTGTATTGCGCCAATATTTGCCTTACGTATTGCTTTGAATAGCCATACTGGCCAATTTGGCCGTCGATGTCGATTTGAAAATTCATAGCCTTATAAGTTTAATTGTGTGAATATATAAGGCGCGGCAAAGGCTTAAAAAGACGGAAAACAAAAGGCCGCCTGCTTCGCAGCGGTGGACTTTGTCAGAATAAAGGAATTTTGCTGTGTATTAGTATGGTTCGCCGTGCCAGTCGTCAGTATAGAAGCCGATTTGCACGTTGTGGTCGTCGGTGATTTGTTCAACGGTCAACTGTTGTGCGGGTGCATCGTAAGCCTCGTAGCCGCCGTCCAGATTGTAACCTATTGCCTTAAAATAAACAGGCTGTTGGTCGAAATACAACCAAGTTGAACGGCCTTTTACATTAATCGGCATTTGTTGTATTGTGGTGCCATTGAATGAAACAAACAGCCAAAACGACAAATTGCTATCGTATAAACTTTCGTCTGTTAAAAAGATAACGGCCCAGTGGTGGTCCAAATAATCGTAGTTTTTAGTCCACGAAGGCACAGGCGTATTTTGATATTTATAGCCTATTGCCAACGGCGGGGTGCTGGTGTCGTAGATTAAATCGAAAACCGCCGTGCTCACAAAGTCAAACGAATTGGCCAATAAGTCGGGCTGGCTTATCTGTCCCACTACCAAAGCGTTTGGGCTTTGAATTTCCTTTGTGGCAGGGTTGCCGCTAAAGGTTTCAATCTGCCAAACAATGCCGTTGTAACTCCAGCCGACAAACGCAGAATTTTTGCCGCTGTCGATAGGTATAGCGATAGTCAGTAAATCAATTTCGGGGTCTTCATTGCGCCAGGTGAAGGCCGTAAACTGTGCGCGGTAGATTTTTGTTGTTGCCGTCTGCGAATAAACCGCCCAGCTGCTAAAGGTGTATGTATAAATGGCGTTGTTTTGCCGCGTCGGCACAACGGTTGTAGTTGGTTCGGGCTGGTTACTGTAATACGTTTTGCTGTCAAGTTGTGTGCCGTCGTAGTTTTGCCATATAACAGTAAGCAAAGTCGGTTCGGGTGTTGGTTCCTGGCCGATTATTTGCCCGCAGCAAATGTCGTAAGCGGGGCCGCTTATTGGTTCGGCGGCGGTTACTGGCAGACGCAAAGGCCGATAGTCGGCTTTAAATTCGGCGGTGGTGGTGTAGGCTGTTAGTTCGCCCGAAGTGCCGAAAACGCCTTGCGCGGTTACAACGGCAACCTGCGGCCGCGTGTTTGCGCCCAGCAAAATACGTTCGCCTTCGTTGGTGGTGGCAATAAAGGCGTAGTGGTCAACGTCCAGCATCGGGTCGGCGGGCGTAACGAATTGCAGTTTGGCGGTGTAAACAATCTGCTTATTCACAACGGCCTGCTCAATGGTGAGCGTGGCGCGGCTGTTAATCATACACACAACGTCGGTAAAGGTGTTTGTCGGTTCGCTGGCAATGCCCAAATAGGGGTTGTTTTGCCCACTGAAGGCCAAAGTCGTAGCCTTACAATATTGGATTCGTTTTATTCCGAAAAGTGCCATTTCGCAAATGTTTAAAAATCGGTTTTAATTCGTTAATTTTCAGCAAGTTTAACACCTTTTTCAGCGTAAAGTTTGCGAAGGCGATAATACTTCTGTCTGATACATTCCCAGTAATGGTCGTCGATGCCGTGTTTCTCAAGCCAGGCGTATATCAACGTTGTTAACTCGCAGTTGTAACGCTGCGCGTCGCCAAGTTCGGCCCAAAGGTTCTGCACAAACAGCGTCTCAAGGCTTTCGCGTACCAAACTTAACGCACGCGGGGGCATATAAAAATACCCAGCCCGCGGGTCCTTTTCCTTTGTTATCGGTATTTTGATTTGCAGATTGCCCGACAGTTGCGGCGGTGCGTCTTTGGGTTGGTGTTCAACCCAGCGTTTTATTAGTTTCGATTCGGGGCTTTCGCGTGGAAATTCCACAGGGCTGCCGAAGTGTTTTGTTGCCCACTGTGCCAAATATGGCTGCACGTCAATATAAAAAGTCCACATATATATTTAGGTGTTAGTGCGATTTCGTAGTTGTTCAAAATTACAACCTTTTTCGTAAAGTGGGCTATTTTTTGAAAAAAAAGCAAGGGTTGTTTCGCTGCTCCTGATTGAAAAAAAATATTGTTGAAAAAATATTGTAGGGGCATTTTTCGGGGCTACAATCGTCTACATTTGTCTACGGCCGCCGCGCACTGCGCCAACTCGTTTATTTTCACTTATATACGATTTTTTATTATTATCTACTACTCCCTATACTTTGTAGACAAAATGAAAAAATGTAGCCAAAAAAATCGCGAAAAATCGGTGTTGCCGAAAATGTAGCCAAAATGTAGACGAAGTGTAGACGTGTTTTGCTGTCGGTGCGTTGTGGGTAACAACGTGTAATTCAGTAAAATGCGCCATTGTAGCCGATTGTAGCCGATTGTAGACGCGGAAAAGGGCCTCGCGTGCGCGCGTAAGTGAATTTTTAAGGTGCACGGCTAAAAGGCTGTTGTTTAGCGTGTTGGGTGTTTTGGGTTGGTGTCGGGTGTTAGGTGTTGGGTGTTTTGGGGTTGGTGTCGGGTGTTGGGTGTTTGGTGTTGGTGGGTTGGATTCAGGCATTAGGCATTAGGCATTAGGCATTAGTTGGCTGGCGGTGTTTTTGCGGTTTTTGGGTTAAATGGTTGATTTTGTGGCGTGTTCACTTTTTGGCGCAAGGTGTGCGGATTTTTCGCACAGGTTGGCACAAAAAAACCACGGCGGATTGTCGCCGTGGCTCACCTAAAAAAAACGTTGCGGCGGCTTTCTTATTTGAGTTGGTAACGCCGCAACTGCATTATAAAGAACCTTTGCCAACCACTTTAGGGCAGGTCGGCTTTTCACATCGCCCTATTTCGTCGCCTTTTGGTGTCGGGTGTTAGGTGTTGGGTTTTGGTAAACTTCGCGCAAAAGCGATAGCCACGCGCCAGCGCATTTGCGCGGGTCGTCGCTCTGTTTTATCAGGGCCAAAACCTTAAAAATGGTGCGGTTTTTCCACTCTGCCATTTGCAAGGCTCCGAATCTTATACTTTCGGCGTCTGCTGTTTCGTGCATCGGAAAAAGGCACATTGCTATTTCTGTTGCTTTTTCTTCGTCGCTCATAGTAATAGTATTAGTAGTCGATATAGTAGATTGTTGCGTAGCCTTGCAGAATCGAAACGTCGCACTGTTTGGCGTCAGATATTTGGCTGGCGCGTTGCAGCGCATCGGCATACGGCATTGGCCCTTCAATCTGGCTGTCTTTATACAGAACGCAAAAAGGGGCTTTCAGGTCGTCGGCGGCTTCCACTTTGAAAGCGTCGTGCAAAATGCGCTCGACGTCCGACAAAGTAAAAACCGTTTGCCCTTCGGCACTCAATTTGGTAATGACGCTTTCAACGTAGCGTTTCCGCGCCTCAAGGTGTTTCCAGTCTTTCATCGCTCAAAAATTGATTTGTCAGGAAATAAGGCTGTCAGTATTTCGCGGCCGCCCAGGTTCCAAAACTTTTCCTCTGTGCTAAAACATTCGGTGTCGCCTATCTGGTGCAGAAGGTCGTTGTAGTTGGCGGCGGTCAGAATCTTATTGTCTTTGCGCGGCACTGGCTTTTCGCCTGTCTTATCGACAATAATATTGGCCATTGCCGAATCGAACAGAATGCCACGCTCAAGCAAAAAGGCGGCTTTGAAAAGGTGCGCAAATTCGTGCATCAACTTTTTGTCGGCAGGAAAACAGGCGTGCTCTGAATAGTTGGCGTAAGGCAGCCCAGCGGCCATTAATAGGGCGCGGGTGTTAACAACTGCGCGTTGGTATAGGTTGCCGCCAAACTTCGGCTCTGTCTTTATTTCGTCCTGCAATTCGCGGTTCTTTAGGTAAATCGGGTAGCGGTCGAAGTCGGTTGGCCGTATGTAATAATAGTCGTCGGCGCAGATTAGAAAACGGTTGCCCAGTTCGGGCACTTCGGCAGCGCGGAAAATGGCGGCTGTAATGTCGTTTTCCTTGTGCAGGTTCTTATTGCTGTCGTAGCCGATTTCGGTTATTTCGTCGCTGGCCCAGTCGGGCTTACGGCCTAACAGCCAAACGCGGCTAACGTTTTTGCCGTTCTTTTCAAGGGCACGCAGGCTGTAACGCAGTTCGGTGCCGTCTTTGTAGTGGTTCCATAAATATACAATATCCATAATTTTAAGGTGTTAGGTGTCGGGTGTTTGGTGTTGGTTAACTTATAGGTTAATTTTTCAGTGGCTCAATCTTTTCGACGCCTATAATTGTTTCGCCCTGGTATTCGATACTGGTTGCGCCGTTGGCGGGTCGGTAGTCGAGCTCGTAATAATCGTAGGTGCCGTCGCTAAAGGTTACGCGGTAAACGCGCATCGGGCGGCAGGCGGTTGCCACGCACAAGGCACAAGCCAAAAGGCATAAGGTTTTTGCTTTCATTGTTTTGCGTTTTGAAGTTTATAACCTGGTTGCGATTCGAGCCGTTGTTTCATACGGTAAAAGCATTCGGCCACAAGGTTGTTGAAGGTTGCGGCAAACTTCGGCTCAATGTAGCCGTAGTCGGCGGCGGTTTTGGCGGTGTTGCATAGGCTTATATAGCCTTCCTTCAGGCGTTCAACCATAATGCGCGGGTCGCCGAGTTCAAAACGGCGTTGCTCATTCTCGCGGATTTCTTCTATTGTTTTCATAATCAATATAGAATTACGTGTTTAACAAATTCGGGGTCGATAACCATTCCAGCCTGAACGATTATATATTGCTCCGTTTCGAGTTTCAAAGTGGTTGGCGGTGTGGTGTTCACGGCCATTGGTATTGCCGAAACAATGCCGAGGTCGTCTAATACATCGGCCAAACGTTGCGCCTGTGTGCCGTTCAAATACATTCCTTCAATATCAATGGCGGCTGTCTTAAAGTCCCACAACGCGCCAGCAATAGTGTGCAGCCGTTGTTTTAACTGCGTCAGGCTCAAAACACCGTTGCAAGGGTCGGTTGGAATTACGGCGGCAATGTTTGGCACAAGTGCTGGTTCGAAGTCGTATTTATCCAGAAGGCCCGCGGTTTCCTTCACTACCAACAAAATATGCGTGTCGGTGGCATAAAGAACCAATTGCCCGTTCGGCATTTTGAAGTAGTGCGGGTTGCACAGTTCGGGGTGGTATTCGTTGTCGGTGTTTCGGCAGCGCATCAACGCTTTAATTACATTATCCATAGTAGTAAGGTGTTAGGTGTTGGGTGTTTGGTGTTTTGCGCGTTCGGCCAGCACGGCGTTAACGCGGTCAATTTCGGTGTCGAGCCGCTTTTCAAGTTCCTTCGATTTTTGCAGGGCGTCGGCACTTTTGGTTTTGAAGTAGGTTTTTTGTTGGAACCGCATTGCGGCCACAAGTTCAAAAAAGGCTTTTGCGTTCATAACTTTATATTTTTTAGGTGATTACTGTTTTACTGTTGGTTTCTCAAGCGGCACGGCACGCGGCACAAAGAAGCCGCAGGCGGGCGAATGGTGAAAACGCTTGTAGGCATCGTAAGGGCAGCGCAGCATAAAGTAGCGGCCTTCGGTGTCGCGGTTTATGTCGCTATAATCGGGCGCGGCCAGCTGGCATTCGTTGCAGTGGCGCGTCTGCGGCGCATTTTCGATTTTCGATTTTTGATTTCGTATTTTCATAAGGCATTAAAATTCAAGTGGTAAGTCTTGCTGTTCGTTTTCGCCTTCGCTGTAACTGTTAATATCGATATTGAACATTGCCTTAACGGCTTCGTAGTCGAAGGCCATTGCGTGGTCAACTTGCGTAACGGCGACGCGCTCTGTGCTGGTTCCTGTGCTTTTGGTGGTCGATTGCTCGACGCCTTTTACTATCATCTTAAAACGCATCGACGCTTTCTTGCCCAGATATTCTTTGCTGTTTTCAAGGTAGTATTTGAGCGATTGGCGCGGCAGACAGGTTTCGCCCAGGCTTCTGTATTGCTTTGCGTAGAGTTGGAAAACTCGCGACGGGCGCAAATACAGAATAAGGCGCGGCGTTTGGTATTCCACGTCGGCAATATCGGTTTTGAGCACCTTTTCGGGCGCAATGCGAAAATCGCAGTCGAGCACCATTTCGCCCTGTTGTACCAATACTTGCACGCATTCCCAGAAGTTGGCCAATTCGTTGCTGGTAAAACAGTTGCTTTGCTGTTCAATCATATAATCGTAACACAAATTGAAAACGTGCTCGTAACTGTAAGGCAGAATTAAGTATTTGCTAATTATCTTATACACAACCAAAAGCACTTTGTAATTGCCTAAAATGCGGTCTTCAATAACCGTTTTGCCCAGGCGGTCGTTGAGTTCGTCGGAAACAACGGCCAACTGGCTGGCAATTTCGCGCTCAACCTGCGGGCGGTAGTTCAACAGTTGCAGCGTAATGTGGCTAAAGCCTTTGCGTTGCAGTTCGGCCAGTTCGTTAAAGTTCTTTTTGGCTTCGGCTGTAAAGGTTGTTTCCGAGAAACGTAAGAAAACAAAGCGGCTAAACAAGGCAATATCTGCCGTTGCCATTTCCTGGCCGCTCAATATCAACGCACAATCAACAAGGGTGCTTTCAACTTGTTTGTCGCGGTCAAGGCTCATACGGCTGCGGCCCGTGTTATCCCAAACGCCCTTTAACGATTCGCGAATGCGTGTGTCAAGGTCGTTTCTAAACTCGTCGAAGTGCACTATTGCGTTCGATACTTGCGCCAGGTTGTTGGCAATGGCGGCTATTGTTGTATTGTTCAAGTTCAACGGCAGGTCTTTAAGTTGGAAAAACCGCTTAAGCGATACGGCTAATTCGGTTTTGCCGCTGCCTTTTGGGCCGAACAAGTTTAAAATCGGAAAATGTAACGAAGTGTTGTGCAAAACCACATCTTTGAAAAGGCTTGCAATGTAGAATGCCAGGCCGATAATGCCATTTGAGCCGTAAACGGTGCCGATTCGGGTAAAGGCTTCTGTCAGTGTGCAGTTGTTATATCCAAAGTGGCTAAAGTTCTTTTCGAACTCAAACAGCGTGCGGTCGCTGGCGTAAATCATCGATTTGGACGGCAGATAGTAGTTGTTGCCGTTGTCGAGCCTGACAATGCCCAGGTCGTCGGCTTCGCAAAACTGGCCGTCTTTATATAGGCCGTTGCCGAAAGCAAAAAAGCCGTCGCGGTTCCAGCCTAACTGTTTTATCTCTACGGCCGTTTCGGTTTGCTCATACAGATAGGTTTTGAGTTTGGTTAACTGTTCGTCTTTAACCTGCCAAATGAAGTTACCCAAGCCCTCCACTTTTTGTTTAAACTTCTGAAGGCTAACAAGGTCTTCGGCTTTCAGTTCAACAATTTCGGTTTGTTTGCCGTTGGTTATCGAAAACAAACGCTTCGGGAAAACCACGTCTTTAATATGAAAAAGCGGCTCAAGGGTGAAGTTGCTCCATTGTTTCGGTTTGCCGTTTTCGCCTGCGCTTATATAGCCGTTGTTTTCAACCCAAAAGCCGTAAGTTTCGTAAAGGTCCAATTCGCCTTTGCCGCGCCTAACGTTGCGGTGCTCAAGGCGGTCGGCCAGTGCGTTAAGGTAGGCTTTGCGCAGCATCGCTTTTACGCCTTTTATGCCTGAAAGTGCGGCCACTTTGTCAACCAACAAGCCCGCCTTTGTCTCATCGTCAACCAATGCAAGGGTGGCGGCAATTTCGTTTATCGCCTTCGCCTGTTCGTCGGTGTCAACGTCGGCACCCTTCGGAATAATCTTATTGGCATACCACAGAATAAAGTCCTGTTGTTGCAGTTCCTTAAGGCGGTCGGCGGTGGTTAGGTGGCTGTCGGCATCAACTTTAACAGTTGGGTCGGGTTGCGGCAGTTCGCGCACCGATACCGAAAGCCCAACCGACAATGCCAGTTTTGCGTTGTCGATAGTGCCCTTTATGCCAGTGGCGAAGGGTTGCCCCGCCTTTTGCACGTCGGCATCGGGTATAAAGCAAACATTGTTTGTGTAGCGTTGTATCTGGCGCATCTGCGCTTCGGTGCAGCGGCTGCCCAGACAGGCCACGGCGTTGGCAAAGCCGATAACCTCAAGGCGCAGAACATCGGGGGCACCCTCCACAATAAACATCTGGTCGGCGGCGGTGGCGGCTTTTGCGGCGTAGTTTATGCCGAAAAGCGAGTTGCTTTTTGAGTAAATGGCCGATTCGCTGCTGTTAAAGTATTTCGGGGTGTCGGGTTCGTCGCCAATGTAGCGGGCTGTAAAGCCGATAACATCGCCTGTGCGGTTGTAGATTGGAATTGTTACGCGGTCGCGGAAAAAATCGAAACGGCGGCCCTTTTCCTCGTTGATTTTGATTAGCCCTAACTCTTCGAAAATTTTGCGGTTAAGGTTGTTTTCGATAACGTAACTGTCGAGCGCGTGCCATTCGTCGGGCGCGTAGCCAATGCCGATAGATTTTGCGAAGTCAAGGCCCCAGCGTTTCTCAACGTAGGCTTTTGCCCGTTCGCTTTTTTCCAATTCTTTGATAAAGAAACGCTGCGCCTGTTTGTTGGCATCGTAAAGGGCAATGTTGTGCAGGCCTTCGGCGGTGTCTTCGGGTCGGCGTTCTGGTATCTTTATATCGTAACGTTTTGCAAGGAAAACCATTGCATCCCAAAAGGTCAGATTTTGCACGGCCATAACAAAGTCGATAGCGTTGCCGCCAGCACCGCACCCGAAACAATGCCACGTTTGCATCTGCGGGTTGACGCACAGCGACGGTGTTTTTTCCTTGTGAATCGGGCAGCAACCAAAATAACGGCTGCCTGTTTTCTTCAGGCTTATTGCCTCCGATACAACTTCGATAATGTCGGCGCGGCTTAATATCTGTTCTTTTAGGTCCACGGCTATTTATTGATTAATTGATTGACTGATTGATTGATTTTGCGGCAACAGTTTTGCCAGTTCGGTTTTTTCGGCCTTAAAGCGTTGCATTTCGTCTTTGATTTCGGCAAACATTGCCTTGTTGAGTTCGGCAATTTGGCCTTGCAGAATGCGTTTGCGCTTTTCGTATTTGGCTTGTATTGTAAAAATTATGTCGCCGTGCGCCTTTTTAAGTTCGGCTTTGCGGTCGCGGTAGGCATCGAGCGCAAGGGTGTTGCCCTGCGCTTCGTCGAATGATTGTTTGTAATAGGCCATAACACTTTGTTTATAAATCGTTTATTTTTTGATAAAAACCGAAGGGGCGGCGGTGGTGGCTTTTGAAGCCGAAAATTTGAAAACAAATAGTCGTTGAACTTTACGCTGCCCAACCTTTTATTGAGCCTTTACCTTTGGTTTTTCTCGTTAATTCACTGTTAGGCTGGCAGACGGCCGAAGGCGCGCCAAATTTTTGAGAATGCCCCGCTGTTGCGGTGTCGGGTGCTATCATTTCAACCCTTTTTATTGAAACTTCACGGCCATTTGTCAGCATAAAAAAAGCGGTCGGCGTCCAGGTTTTTCGTAAACGCTCCCCTTTCGGGGCGGGCAACTTATCTCCGCTCAACCTTTTATTGAGCCTTCACCGCTTTTTGTCAATATCTTAAAGAACGTTTGTAAATGATTGATATTCAGGGGGGGGGTGTCCTACGAGCCCAGAACGTGCACCCTTTCGGGCGTCTCTCAACAGCCTTTTTCGGCCCACTCTCTTATCTTACTTCACCCTAAAAATCAATCTGTTTATCAAAAATGCCGTTCGGCGGTCCGAGTATTCCAAGCGTGCACCCTTTCGGGTGGTTTCTTCTTATTAGCCACAGCCTTGTATTGTGGCCCTTCGACGGCATTGTGTTTCATAAGTCAGCAACTTCCACGGGTTCGGGTGCGGCGGCTGGCGCGGTTGTGCGGCGCGTCAGGGTGTTGACGGCTTCGCTGCCGCAGTCGTAGTCCCAGTCTATCCCGTAATTGGCAAAAACCTTTTTGCAGTCGAGCACCTGGTTCATTTTCCAAATTCGCTGCCCGCGAATGTAAAGGCTCCACGAAGTGCGGCTGCCGTGGTCAATTCCGAGCGCGTTTTCAAGGTCGCGGCGTGCGGCATCGTATTGCCCGACGGTCAACATTCCGACCGCATCGCTAAATGTTCCTTTTACTTTAATCATAATTTTCAAATAGTTTCGTTTTTTACAATTACTTTTGCAATCGCATTAAATACAGGTGCAATTATAATAGAATTATATTAGAAAACAATAAGAATTTTAATTTATTTTTTCAATTATTTTATAAATGGTTGATATAAAACAATTTAGAAAAGCCAATAAATTGACGCAAGGCGACGTTGCTAACTATTTGGGTATCAGTGTGGCGTTTTTGAGCGCAGCCGAAACGGGGCGGGCTAACTTTCCAGATAAATACGCCGATTTACTTATTAATAATAATAAGGGGTGGTTAGTTCCTGACGGTGCAATGGTTGCCGAACCGCAGGCACCTTACGGCTCATCGGCGCAAAACTGGCCGTCGATAGTTGCCGATTTGTCGGCCAAAATTGGTGAGCAAAACAGCCAAATTGATAGGCTGTTGTCGATTGTCGAACAGTTAACGTCGCAAAAAAAATGAAACATTTTGGCAAAGTTTTCAGTGAGTTGCTGTTTCGCAGCGGTGTAAGTCAGAAGGCCGTTGGTGAGCAACTGAATCTGTCGCACGTTACTATTACGCGAATGAAGGAAACGCCAACCGTTGACGCTGCCGTGTTGGAAAAAGTGTGCCGCGTTTTCCACGTTCCTGTTACCTACTTTTTCGACGCCGACGTGTTAGGCGAAGGCGAAAGCGGCGGCAAAACGCTGCACGTTGCAATGTTGGAACAGCAAAACGCAATGTTGCAAAGGTTGGTGGACGAAAAGGAACGGACGATACAGATATTGCTCAAAGCATAGGTGTTGGGTGTTGGGTGTTGGGGGTTGGTGGTTAGGCATTAGGCATTAGGCATTAGGCATTAGGTGTCGGGTGTTGGGTGTTGGGTGTTGGGTGTTGGTGTCGAAGCAATAGCGCAAAACGGCATCGTTGGCGCGGTCAACGCGGCTAAAGTCGGCACGAATGTAAATATCGGTAACGCTTCGGCGGCTGTGGCAAAGTGCCATTGCCACATCGTCAAGGCTAACGTTGCAGTCGTTTCGGGCAATGGTGGCCCAGGTGTGGCGTGCGGCGTAGAATTGCAGGTTATCAATACCACACAGCGCGCCAATGCGTTTCAATCCCTTATTCACAGCCTTGTTAAAGGTTTCGGCGTTGCTGTACGTGTGCCTGAAGGCAAAGCCTTTGCCCTTCGGGTCGGCATAGCGTCGGCAAAGGTCGGCGGCAAAGGGGTGCACGGCCACGGTCAACAGTGCGCGGTCGCGGCGTTTGCCCTTCGTCTTGCTGCGGTTGTAGGTTAGGGCGGTGTCGGTTAGTTCGGTAAGGCTGTAAAGGTCAACCGTATTAATGCCGCAAAACATAAACGATAACAGGAAAATATCGCGGCCGAAGTTGGCTATCGGGTCGGCTGCCTGGCAGTCGGCAATTTGGCGCAGTTGGTCAACGGTCAGGGCGCGTTTTTTGGTCGGTTCTGGTTCTGGTATTTTGTAGTGCTCGAAGGGGCTGCGCCTTATTCGCTCCGCGCCGTCGGCGTTAAATTCGTCGATAGCGGCGTTGTAAATTTTGCGCAGGCAACTTAAATACATCTGCACGCCACGACTGCCAACCTTTGAGCGCAAAAAAGCCTCGTAGCGTTGCAGAAACGGCACCGTAACGGCGGCAAACTGGCAGCGTGGGGCAAACTCATCTAATCGGGCAATGGCGGTGCGATAGTTGGCGGCGGTGTGTGCGCGGCGGTCGGCGGTCCAGCGGTCGGCCAGTTCGCGCCCGAAGTCGGCCACGGTGGGTAGCGGCTTTGCCTGCACGTTGACAATGCGCTGCACGTCGGCAATGGTGTTTATCTGAAGCACGTTGGCGTTGAGCGTGTCGCGCATCTGTTCGGCCACTTTGGCGGCAGCCATAAAAAGCCGATAGTCGGCAATGTTGTTAAGGTCTTTTGTTAGTTGCTTTCGAGTTGCCACAAGCGGCGTGTCGAAGTAGCGCGTCTGTTGCCGATAGGTTACGCGAATTTTCACAGGAAACAGCCCGTCGGCGCGTCGGTAGTGTTTATACACTATTGGTTTGATACTTAACATTTTGAGTTACGTTTATTTTTTGATTAAACAACAGCGAAGCGAAACAAGGCTTGCGCCGTGCTTCGTAAAACTTTCGCAAAAATTTTCTAAAGTGCTGTTTTTTAGGTGATTTGTTTTGCGTTTTGGTGCAACCCTCAATGTTGAAAACGAAAGTTTTTGCAACTGAAAAACGCTGTAAAAAGCCGTGCAAATAGGTGATTTTCACGGCTTTTATATTGAGCGGGTAACGGGGTTCGAACCCGCGGCCTTCAGCTTGGGAATCCGCCACGACGGCAAAACGCAAAATATTGAAACAAAGGAAAATATAAGAAAAAAAACGTTTTGCGGCGTAAATTGGCCGTAAAACGTTAAATAATAACAAATTGAGAAACAAGCCTTTAGCCTTGTTCATTCTGTTGCTTTTTAGGTGATTCGCGCCGCGAATATACACCTAAAGTTTGTAAAACTCGCCTTCGGCTATCTTTTCGAAGCCGCGGGCGTTTATTGTGTATTTTATTTGTTTGCAGGCAAACAATTGATTTTTAATTAAAAATTGTTGTTTCGCATCAAACATTTGGTCGGTTACAAAGGTAACAGCGTAGGTGTGTGCGGTTTCTATTGGTGTTGATTGTTCGTAAAATTGGCTATTTAAGTTTTTGATTTTGTTGTTGTTTTCGTCTTTGAGCGGCATTAATGACAGGTCGTAAGTTTGCGCCGCTACATTAATAGCGGTTTGGTCGCCGTCCCAATCGTCGGCGGGGGTTGTCGATGCAGTTTTGCGGAAAGCAGTTAAATATTTGTATTGGTAAGAACCGCCAGGAAACACCATTGAAGCCTGCGCAGGAAAACCCAGACAAAGCGTTTCGGTGTATTGCTTTTCAGGCAGCGTGCCGTTTTCGTCGAGAATATCTTGCACGGTTGTTTCGGTGTCTTCTATTGTCATCATTCCAATAGCCTGATTTGCATAATAATACAATTCCCAAACAACATCATTATTCCCGTTTTTAATGTGGTAACGTGTGTGTGTCAAGTATTCGCCGTAAACTGGCACAAATTTGAGCGTAAATTCTTCGTTGGTGTCGGCTGGCCAAATTTGGAAATGGTCAATTGGTTGCCCTGCAATTTTGTTGCTGCCATTAATATAAGGCGACGAAACTTTGTGCCCTTGCGGGTTGATTGCAAACACGTTTGGGTTCTCTGTTGGTGACGCAGGCAACTGGTCGGCGGTTACTATTGGCACGCTGTCAAATTCGTGTCCGAGAAAATCTTTGCCAAAATCTTCATAGCTAATATCGTAAACCTTTGCTTTGTCGTTGTTTATTTCGGCGGCCTCATTGTCCACATCTACGTTGTATTCATCAACAACTTTTTCGATTAATAGGTTTTCGGCATTGCTACTGCCGTAACAGTTTCGTCTCAAGTAAATTTCAACGGTGTTGTCGTTGTTGATTACAATAAAACAATCAAACAATACTTGCACTTGTTCGATAAAATCGACGACAGTTAGGTGTGGCAAAATTTCGGCAATATTCCACAACGACGTACTGTTAGCCACAAAAAGGTTATTATAAAGCACATTGTCGGCCAGTTCGTTAACGGTGATTGTCAGGCCAAGTGCTGTAAGAACCTTGTTGAGCATCAAAGAAAATTTTGGCTGCGGCACGGTCCTGGCAGGGTAAAGAATGCCGCTTTCGTCGATTTTAACAACGTCTGCCTTTGAAAGGTAAACGTTGCCGCCAACCACACGTATATTATTCATTTTCGTGTCGGTTTCGCGGTTCTTTATAGGTGTAAACAACACATTGCCATTGTTGTAGGCTTCCACGTCGGCAACTTTAAACATTTTCTTTGTGCCGTTTGGCACGGTGGTTGCCAGCGAATCAATCGGCGCAATGGTCGGCTGTTCGTCGGCTCCTAAAACAGTTCTTTGCAGTCCCCATTCGGCAGCGGTCCCCAAGTCGAGTTCGTCGATATAGGTTTTCTCGTAGCGTTGTTTCCAGTTGAGTTCTGAATTGCCCTGCAAAAGTTGCACCGAAATACTATCGTCTGTAATGCCAACCACAACGGCGGTGCCGTTGACTATTACCTTGTTATCAACAATAAGTTGTGCTGGCCAGCTGCGCGTCGAAAGCGATTTGTCGAAGCGGTTAAGGTGGCCGAATATCTTTGCGTTATTGCTAAACGGCAGCATCGGCAATTTAACGTCGTAAGTGTACGTCGAAGCCTTGCTAAAGTAAAGGTTTTCAGTTACCAACGTAATTTTGAAGTCGGTTGGCAGGTCGCAAAGGTGGCCGTCGATATATAGTTGTGTCATCGTGCATTATTGATTAATTGGTTATACTTCTTTTGCTGGCGGTCGATACCATTGCGGCCGTCAATACTGGCTATTGCTGTAATGCCTTCGTCGAGTTGGTCAGACAGGCGGCGCAAAACATCGGCATTGGCGGCAATTGCGGCTGCGTTGGCCTCAAGTGCTGCGGCATTGTCGGCGGCTTGCGGTGTTGCGCCTGCGGCTGGCGTTTGAGCGTTGACAGCCTTAACCACGTCGGGGCTGGTTCGGCTGTAAAGGCTTGCGGTTACATCGTCGGCGGTTAGGCTGCCCACGGTGTTGTTACGTTGTGCGCGGTCGATAAGGTTAAGCGCGGGGCGAATTTCGGCGTTGCCCGTGGCGAATCGGTTTGCAACAAATTCGTCAGAGTGCACAATGCCCTGCGGTTCGTCCCAACGGCCCGATGGTGTAAAACCGCCCGAAGCGTAGCCCGCAGCCTGCGCCTGTTGTTGCTTGCGAATGGTTGCTATTTGCATAGCGGTGGCGGCCACAGCGGCGGCGGCTGCTATCGGTGCCAGAATCAGTCCAGCAGGACCGCCCACAGCTAAACCGTCGTTGTAAGCGTTCACAGCGGCCTGCGCTCCAGTTGCGATAGCTTGCGCAATTTGTATTTTCATTGCCTTTTCGTTGGCTTTCGTCTTTTCGGCGGCAATTTTCTGGTCGCGTTCCTTTTCCAGTTTCTCAACCTTGCGGTGGTTGCGGCCTGCGGCGTCAATGCGTTTTTCGTATTCGGCTTCGATTTTGGCCGTTTCCAGGTCGGCGTTTGCCTGAATTAGGTTGCTCGACGCCGACAAAATGGTGTCGATATTGCCCCAGGCCTCCTGATATAGGTTGCTGATTTGGCCCAGCATATCGTTTGTGGCTTGCACCTTTGCGGCTTCGGCCTGTTCGTGCGTTAAAACGCCCTTCTTTTCAAGGTTTTCAATGGCTTCGAACCGCGCCTTGTAGGTGTCAATAATTGACAGATTGCCCGCCTGAATCTGTTTTGTTTCGGCGTCGAGCAATTTTTGCGCCAGGTCTGATTTTGCACGGGCGGCATCGGCAAAGGCCACGTCGCCAGCCTCCAGCATCGCATCAATTTGCGCCGCGCCTTCGGTATATTCTTGCAGGGCTATTTTGGTGGTATATTGGCTATTGAAAGCCTTAAGTCCTTCGTTGTAAGCCTTTGCAAGTTCCTGTTGGTGTTTGGCTTCGGCGTCTTCGATTTTCTTTTGCGTGGCAATATAATCGTCGGAAAATTCGACGTAAGCGTTGCGCACCTGAATAAGGTGTTGAATTTCGGCCTGAAAAACAGCCTCGTTGTATTCCTTTTCGCTCATTTCGCCTTTGGCATAGCGTAAAGCCAGAAGGTTGGTGAGTTGCTTATAATCGGCTTCGATTTCGGCAATTGCGCGAGCGCGTGTCTGTTTGTCCTGTTCGGCCAACTTTTGCGCCAGTTGGTTGTTGAGTTCGGCATATTCGAGGCTGTTTTCCTTATAAAGTGCCAAGCGGCGTTGCAGGGTGTCGATTTCGATTTGCAAAAGTTCCGATTGGTATTGCTCCGTTGTAACCTTTTGTTGAGCGTAACGCACTTGCAAGGCTGCCGTTGCGTCCTTTGCTTCGAGTTGCAAAAGTTCGTTGTCGAGTGCCACGTAGTCGGCTTTGAGTTTCAACTTTTTGCGCTCGTACTTTTGCCAGTCGGCTTCTGATACGGCAAACAGTGCCTGTTGGCGGTCAATCAACCATTTGTCAACGTCGAGTAAGTCTTTGCGGTATTGCGCATAGGTTGTGCGGCCTTCTTGCATAGCCTTTTCGATTTCGATTCGTGCTTTTTCGGCTTGCTGTTCAAGGGCTTGCAGTTGGTCGTTTCGGCTGCCGTTTGCGCCCTCGTCGGCATTGCCGCCCGTGCCGCCAGTAGGAACGCCAGCCTCGTCGGCGTGTTGGTTAACCCACTGAATAAGGTTGTCTTCTTGTGCCAACAGCGGCGCAAGTTCGGCGCGAAGTTCCTTTATGCGTTCTTCGGCAACCAACGCGGCCTTTTGCATCTGTTTTGCGCTGCCGTCCCATTGCAATTGTTGTTCGGCCAAAATTCGCGCCTCTGCGCTCAACCCTTCGTAAATTGAGCCTTTGCCAAAGATTTCGCCCGCCCAGTCGCCCATATTGTGGCCTTGTGCGAAAAACGCTTGCTGCGCGTCCTGGATTTCCTCAAGGCTTTGTTTGTACGATTCTACGATTTTCTCGTTGGCTTCGAGTTCGGTTTCAACGTCAAGTTTTGAGCGGCTGATTTCGGTAAGTTTTTCTTCCACAACCATTGCCCGCGCCTTGCGTTTCAGGGCATCGATATAAGCGTTAACGGCGGCGGTGTTTTCGTTGATTATCTCGCCTTCGCGTGTGATTGTTGCGTTGTATTGCGGAATAATCTTTTGCAGTTCCTTTATTGCCTCCGTGCGTTTCTTTTCGCTCAAATTTTTGTCGTGAATAGCCGATTGCAGGCGTTTTATTTTGGCGATTTCGTCGGCTGTCTGGTCGTTAACCTTCTTTTCGATTTCAAGATTCATTTCGGCAACGGCCTTTTGGTTCTTTTGTTCCTGCGTGAGTTCGCGGCTGCGTTTTATCCAGATTGCCAACCCTGCCACAATAGCGGCAATGGCGGCGGCAATAAGGCCGATTGGCGAAAGTTTAAGGGCGGTGCTAAAGGCTTTCCACGCAACGGTCGCCTTTTTAACGTTGCCAGTGAGTAGTGCGGTGGCGGCGGCAAATAGCGATTTTACGGCGGTGGCGGCTTTTTCGGCTGCCGTGGCCGAAAATATCTGCTTAATGTAGGCGGCAACCGTTGTAATTGCCTTTGAGTTAAGGGCGTTTTGGATTGCTATTGCGGCATTGTAGGCCACAATGGCCGTAACCAACGGCACAATAACAACGGCGTAGTCTTTGAACGCTTTAACCAGTGCGGCAATAACTTTGAGCGCACCCGTCGCGCCGTCCATAAAGGCGTTAATGGCTGGTTGCAGTGTTTGCAGAATCTTTTGCCCCAGTTCGGCCAGTTCGTTTTTGAGTTGTGCCGATTTGGCGGCGAAGGTGTCGCCCATTATTGCGGCTTGTTCGACAGCCGTTTGCGTGCCCGTTACGCCTTCGGTGTACTTCGCGAAAGCGTCGGTGCTGTCAATCAAAATACTGGCCACGTTGTAGGCGTTTTTGCCAAACATCTGCACCATTTCGGCGGTGCTTAAGTTTTTGGCTTTAAGGTTTTCGAGTGCCTGTTGCATTCCTACTATTTTCGGGTTGGTGTCGTCGGCACCTTGCGAAAGTGTCAGGAAAAAGTTTTTAAGGCCCGTGCCAGCATCGCCGCCCTGTAAGCCGCGTTCGCCGATAGTCTCAATCGCGCCAACCAACTCTTCGATTTTCAACCCTGCCTGGCTGGCGGCAACGCCAGATTTTAACACTGCCTCGTTGATATTCTCGACGGCAACCGCGCCAACCTTTGAGCCTGCGGCCAAAACGTTAACGTAGCGGTCGGTTTCGTTGGCCGACGCGCCAAACTGATTCATTGAAGTTGTTACGGCGGTTACAGCCTGGTTAAGGTCAATGCCAGCGGCTTGCGACAGACGGATTGCCTCAATTGTTACCTTGTTAAGGTCTTCTTTTACGGCCAATAATTCAGGTTTTGCCGAACCAACCAACTTATAAGCCTCCATTATTTCGCTGGCCGATTGCGTAACGCGCAGGCCTGTTTCGTCCATTGTCTGGCTCATTGTTTCGGCTTGCTGTTGCAGCCAACCCACGCTTGCATCGTCCAAGCCTGTAAGGGCTTGCAACCCTGCGCGGCTTGTGTCCTTTTGGTCGCGATATTCGCGCATTTTTGCCAGCGACGCACCAAGCCCAGCCACGCCGACGCCAGCGGCCAGCGCAAGGCCCTTCATACGTCCGAAGGCATCGCCCAACCGTTGCGAAAGCGGGGCGGCGGCCTTCTGTTCGTCGTTTATGGTTTTGAGTTCGGCTTTTACGCGCATCAATTGTGCGTTGTAGTTTTGCCATTCCTTCGAACCGCGAGCCACGGCGGGGCTTTCCATTTCCTTATTGATTGCCGCCAACATTTTGCGCAGTTCCTTCGGTTTTGCTGTGCTTAAATTATTCATTGCAGCGGCCAGATTGTCGCTGTTCTTTTGAATGTCGGCTATTTCCTTGTTAGTCTTCTTAAGTTCGGCGGTTAACGCTTTGGCTGTTTTGGTGTCGCCAGCGTCGTATGCCTTTTTGATAGATTCGGTAAGGTTGCCCGTCATTTTTTGAAGTTCCTCAAGCCGCGCTTTTGCGTTCTGGCTGTTGATATTGAGCGTTACTTCTGTTGTGTTTCCGATTGCCATAATTGCGTGCAATTATTTGTTTATACACACCAAAATAATGGCGGTTGGCGGTGGCAAAAAAGACGGGCGGCTATTGCCAAAGGTCGGCGTTTTGGTTGAGAAAATCGGCAGTTGATTTGCCGCAGTAACTTGCGCCGCCAAAATGAAGGCACCAATCGGCCAGGCTGATTCGTCGGTAGTTGGTTAGTCGGCGGTTGGCGATTTGTTCAAGGAACCACGCGCCCGTATCGTAGCGGCCATTGTAGCCAGGCACAAGGTGGCTCATCTTTTGGCCGTTAAAATAACTGATACCAAGCCTTCGGCACAGCGGCCAGTTGATATAGCACAATATCGGCTGCACGCGCCAAATTTTTGGGTTGGTGTTAAGTTTGTAGGTGGTCGCTCCCTGAAACAACAACGCATCGTCATACAACGGTGCAATATCGCGTTTTAGCAAAATATCGCTATCCATTAGCACCACGGGCTGGTTGAGTTGGTTTAAAATCAATTCAATCGATAGGCAATGTTTCGCGCTGCCGTAATTGTTGACGGTTGGCCCGCGGTCAGGAAATGAAGCCACAAAGGCGGCAAAGTCGATAATTTGCCCGCTTGTGTTGTCGATATAGTCAAGGTTGGCGAAGTCGGCAAACGCCGTGAACGGTCGGGCGTCCGAGTTGTCGAGAAGGTGCACAATGCAGTCGGGTGTGTGCTTATTCAGGCTTGCAATGGCAGCGGCCGTGAGTTCGGGCGTGTTGTAGTTGACAATTAGAACGTGGCGGCTCATCGGTGAGTGATTATAGGCATTAGGCATTAGGCATTAGTTGGTCGCAGGCGGCGTGTCCGTCGGTGCGGTAGTAAAAGGGTGCGTTGTTGAAGTACCAAGCCCAAGCCTCCTGCGGTTCGGTGTAGTTGTAGATATAGCGGGCGCAGTGCTGGCGAATAGGGCACGGGGTTTCTTTGAAAACGCCTGTGCAAAAAGTTTTATCGGTTGGCGGCTTTGGCATTTAACTATTCCAATAATCGTGGTTGGCGAATTGCTTAAAGCGGTGGTAAGCCAAAAGGCAAAGGGCGGCAACAATGCCCAACAGTAGCCAGCGAAGGCGAAGGCGCAGGCCGCCTGTGCGTGCGGTGGCGGCTGGTTCTTTGGTTGCTTCGGCGTGGCTGGCGTGGTGCACGGCTGCGGTGTCGCGCTCAACAGTGGCGGCGGTGTCCTTTGCCGTGTGTGTGGCAATAGTGGCGGCAGTGGTTTGGCTGGCGGTGGCTGTTGTGCGGTCGGTGGTTGTGGTGGTGGTTGCGGTTACGCGGCCCGCCGTGTCGTAAAGCACTGTTGTTGTTACAACGTGCTCCACGACGTTGGCCACGGTTGCGCCTGATTCGCTATGAGCAACCGAATCGGCAACCGTGTGGGCGGTCGTTGTTGTGGCCGTGTGCGTGGCTACGCTGTCGGCCGTTACGGTGGTAACGGTGCGCCCAGTGCGGCAACTGGTAACGGTTGCCGCTGTTACAACAAAAACAAATACTACTAATATGGCCTTGACTAAAGTCCGCATTGTTAAATGATTGTGAGCCAAACATCTTCTTTTTTTGCTTCGGCGGCGGCAATGGCGGCAACTATCAATTTCTCGTATTTTTCCGAGTTGGTAACGCGGCCCGTCGCTGTGTTTTCGCCAGGAATAAGGCAGCCGCTTGTGTGGTCGGCGGTGTTTCCTTTGTGTATTCTAATGCCTGTGTAGCCGGGCACGTTCAAAACTTCGGGCAATTTGCGTTTGAATTTCGGGCTTTCGCTCAAAACTACCTTATAACTGCCTGTTGGTATGGCCGTTTGGTCGGGCACCTTTATTTTGGCTATCTGTGCGGCTGCCATATTAGAATGCAAGCCGCGGTCGGTGTCTTCAATCGTATTGCAAAGGTAGGTGCCGTTCTGATACAGGCGGCCAATGGTGTAGGCTGGTTTGCGCCAGCGGCGTTCTAATACAAAGTGCAGCATATTGTTAGGTGTTAGGTGCGTGGTTGTAGTTTGGTTTTGATTGGCGAATGATTTGCAACGAAAGGCTTTGCAGTTGGTTGCGCAAGTCGCGGTTTTCGGTGCGCAGGGCAAAAACTTCTTTGTTGCATCGCTCAATTTCGGCCTGGTAAAGGTCGATTCGCTTTTTGTTGTCTTCGACAATATCAATATAAATCTGCAATGATTTTTGCAGGTTTTCAAGGTCGCTGCCCTTCACTTCGGCCAGATACTTGCGGCGCGTGAATAAGAAGGTTACAAGGCTTGTAATGGTGCTGGCACCAAGTGCGATAGCGGTTGTTATTAGTTCGTTCATTGTGTTTTGGTGTTAAGTGTTGGTTATTCCTCTGGCTCCGTATTCGCGTATTCGTCGGCCTGTGGTTCGGCTGGCACGTCGGCTTCGTCGATTTCGCGCCAATTTTCTGGGCTGTCGCCAGGGGCCAGTTTTGCTTCTGTGCCGTATGCCGTGCCGTCGGTAATATATTTGCCTTCGGCTGGCTTTAAGATTCGTGTTTGTTCGTTGTAGGTCATTGTTATATAGATATTAATTAGATATAAGGCGGGTCCAGTTTTTAGTCTGCAAAATTGCGTCGATGGCTGCTTGTTTTTGTGCTGTGTCGGTTGGGTCAGTGCCCATATTATTCCAGGCGGTTGTATTGAATATGATGGTGTGCGCACTGTTGCCAGTCAAGTTTGAAAGCCAGTTTGCCACGGCCAACATCGAAGCGTAAGTTAAATATTGCGAATAGTTCAGGCCGATAGATGCGTTGGTTGGGTCTGACGTCGGCAAAATCGCGCAGTCTGTCTCCGTCACCAAAATAGAATCAAGTGTTGTGTCTCCCATAAACATTTGCCGAGAATCGACCACATTTTCAAAGGTCGCTGCGGATAAATCAATACTGGCAAGCGCGGCACAGTATCTGAACATTCTATAACTATTGGTTAAAGCGTTGAAAGTGGCGGCTGATAAGTCAATAGAAGTTATTGCGGTGGCTTGAAACATTGAGGTCGCATTTTCCAAAACATCGAAAGTGGCGGCTGATAAATCAATACTGGCAAGCGCAGAACAGTTCATAAACATTCCGTTGCCTCTCAATAACGCGGCAAAAGTGGCATTTTGCAGATTGATTGATGATAACGACGTGCAGTTTTGAAAAATTGAAGTGGCATATAGCAGTGAGCCAAAAGTGGCGGCTGATAAATCAATACTGGCAAGCGCAGTACAGCCACTAAACATATCAAAAGCAGAAGATAACGCAGCAAAAGTTTGGTTTGAAAAATCCAAAGCGGTTAACGCTGTGCAGTTTTGAAACATACCAGTGTTTCGTGCAGATAAGCCCGTTGTAGTTAATGAGGCAAAGTTGAGTGCTACTCCAAATTCAACAGAAGCTAATGATGAGCAGTTTCGAAACATCGAAACGGCTGTGGTTAACCGTTCAAATGTGGCGTTTGACAATTTAATGTTTGTAAGGCTTGTCGCCGAATAAAACGCCGATTGCGCTTCGACTACTTGCGAAAATTCGTCGGCCTGGCTAAAGTCGCACGTTAACAGTGTTGCGCTTTGTTGTGCAAACTCCCGAAGTGAATATACATACTTGTTAACGTACTTTATTTCCCAATAGCCTACGTTGTTAACATCAACAGTTATATATTGAATTGGCGCGGGAGTGCTGGCACCCTTTGCAATAAAACGCAGTCTAAACGTTTCAGTGCCGCCAACGTTCGACGACGTGCCGCAAATTATGTAAGTAACAGGCGGGTCGTTTTCAAGCGACGTAACTCTGGCGTCAAGGTTGGCAAGGTAGGCGTCAACTGTTTGCGAAATATCAAATAACAATTTTGCGGTCGGGTATTGGTCGTCGGTGCTCTGTGCATCAACGGCGGCCACTTTGTTTGAAAGCAACTCGTAAACAGACAGCACGGTTGAAAGGTTTGTAATATCTGCGGCAACGTGCGTGTGCACAATGGCAGCGTAAATGCCGCTCAAAGCCTGTAACGAATCGTAAAGCAATTTTGCGGTCGGGTATTGCACGTCGGTTGACTGTGCGTTTATCGACGTCACCTTGTTAACTATCTTTTCGCACGCCGAAAGGTCGATTGCCTGCAAAGCCTGGTAAATGCCGTCTGAAGTAACGGGGTTTGGGCTGTCGGCGGTTGGCTCGGTGTCAAAGGTTAGTTCGTCTTGTTTGTCGTCGAGAAGCATTTGCAGGGCCGTTACAATGCCAACCAAAACACCGCCCACAAGGTCGGCCGTGTTGCTGGCGGGTGCGCGGTTGTTGCGCACGGTTATTGCCCTTTGCAGTAGTTCGTCAAAATATGCCATTTTGCCTTTGTTTTGTGTGAATATAGGGGTGTTAGGCGGTGGCAAAAAAGACGGGTAAACGGGGGTGTTAGGGGTTGGGTGTTGGGTGTTGGTGTTTTTTTTGAAAAATATTTTAGATTGTAAACTATTGATTTATAGTTACATATAAAAATAATGCGCTTTTTTTTGAAAAAAAAGTTACAAATTGTTTCACAATTTGTGAAACAATTATATATTTGCATCGTATTAATAAACAAACAAAACAAAAACTGAAGGGCCGACAGGATAACACGGGCGACAAAGATTATGTTTACAGTTAACGAAAGCCATTACACAGTAAAGGCAAACAACAGCAAAAGAACCCTCACTATTCGCGAGTTCATCAACGGCAAACTGGTTAGCAAGTATCGCAGTATAAGGCTCGACAAAGACGAGTTCCATTACTACTCAAATTTCGCAACACAACGCGACATTAGGCAGTTCCTTCACAGTTCAGATTATTACAGAATTAAGTAAAAAAGGGGGGCAAAGCCCCTTTTTTAGTGCATCGAAAAAAAATTTTTAAAAAAACAGAATTGTTGCACAATTTGTGAAACAATCATACGTTTACATCGTAAAAGAAAACAAAACAATAACAAAAACTGAAGGGCCGACAGGATAACACGGGCGACAAAAACAATGAAAACTCAAGCATCAGAAATCAAAATCAACAGCGTAACACGCGAGACTGAAAAGGCAATCTGCATTAATGTTCCTGTAAGTTGGGGCGAAGGAAATTGGAAGGTAATGGACGTTTGGTTTCCGAAATCAACCTGCGAAATTATAACAGTAAACGGTGAGCAACACGCATTAGTAGCCGACTGGATTATTGAAAAGACCGCCAAGCAAAACGCATTCAACGGTTATGTAATGAATTTCTGCTCTTGCTTCAATGGTCGTTATTCAGATTAACAAAAAATTATAAATCAATATAATGAAACGCTACCAAGTAACAATACACCTATCGACTGGCGACAATATCGACGCGAAGGTTACGGCACGGAACCAAGCCGACGCGCTGCGCCGCCTGCAAAGCACGCCGCAAGTGGCGCAGTTCATTGCCGAGCAACGGGCAACCATTGAAAGCGTGAAGGTTGAGCCGATACCAATTGAGCCTATCGACAACCAACGCTACGCTCTGACGAACGCCGTTAACAAGCCTGGCTGGCTGGTGCTGGCAGACCTCGACAACCGCTTTCGCATCGAGTTCAAACGCGGACGGTGGAACGATACGCAGCGGGTACTGCCGCTGTCGGGCGACAAACTGCCCGCCATTCCAGCCGACAAAATGGCAACCGCACTGCGCGAGGCTGCCGATTATATGATTGAAAATTTTGAAAATCTTATTTAAAATCAACCAATTATGAGTAGCAAAACAATAGGCGTTAGATTTCCTGACAATCTGATTGCAGAATTGAAGGCCGACGGCGGCAGGTTTAACACCGTTGTTATTGAAAGGCTGCAAAACAGCCTTGCCGACGAACGCGCTGCCGCGTTAGATATTAAGGGCATTTTCACAGATAACGAATGGGCGGCTATCTGTATGGCTTTCAACAATGTAACAATAGATAACAGCCTGTTATATAGCCGCGAATTGCTGATTAATCATATAACAGAATCGAAGGCAGCCGAAAAGGCGTGCGGCGATATTAGCGATTTATGCCTGAAAATAACCAAGTTAACGCGATTGCAAGTTGTTGCCGTATTGCGGCGAGTTATCAACTATTATCGCAACCCAAAGGCTCAAACAGTAGCCGAGTGGATAAATTATTAAATCTCAATTCCATACGGCCGTTTGGCGCGGCTTTTTCGGCTCGAATCTTCGATTGTGCGCACAATGCCAACAAAAGCGTCGCCGACAATGCGCTGTAAATCGGCCTTCAGTTTCATTTGCGACGAAAAAAACTTTTGATTGAACCACGGCTTTTTTTGTCGCGGTTTGCCCGAAGTGTAGCCGCCGCCCCAGGCGGGGCCAACCTTGCGCGGCACGTCCAGGTCGTGTTCGAATCGGTAGGCATCGTCGAGAAAAGGAATGTCGCCGCCGTGGCCTGCATACAGATAGCCCACGCCCGTATCTACATAAACGCCGTAGGTCAGAAACTTAAACGTCATTGCATCGCCGTTAACGTTGCCCGTGAGCGAAGCACCCAACGCGCCGCTGTCGTACACACCGAGCAATAGCAACTTTTCCTCCCAAATTTCAACCATTTTCGGGGTCCACGCCAATTGGTAGGCGCGTAAGTCTTCGGCAAAATTATTCGTCGGCATCGGTTACGGGTGTTTCGGGTTCGTCGGGTGTCGGCTCTGGTTCTGGCGTCGGTTCGGGGTCGGGTGTCGGCGGTACGGGTGCAGGTTCGGGGTCGCTCAAAAGGTCGTAAGGCTGCTCAAATTCGAACATAAAGTATAAGCCAGTAAAGTGTGCGGCCGTTTCAGGCGCAAATTCGCGAAACGTTACGCGGTCGGTGTTAAGGTAAACCATATTGTTGGCCAAAACGGGGTAATCTTTAACCATTTGGCGCAGAATAAGGCGAAAATACTTGCGGCAGCGTTTCATTTCGTCGAGCATTGCGGCCATATCCATATAAGGGTACTTTCGCATTATAAAGACGGTTGCCACGCGGCGCAAAAAGTAGCCGCCGTTCGATTGTTGCAACAGTGAGCCGTCGCCTGTGCTGTCGGTGGCAATAAAGTTGTCGTAGGCAACCTGCCCGCTTATAATGCCCTCAAGGCCCGCAAGGCCCGAAACTTCGGTAAGTTGAAAGTCGTAGTCGGGTTGCAGCGATAGCACGCTTTGCGCTATTTGTGCAATGTATTCTTTAATATCAAAAGTGCTCATATTCAGTTATTTTTTATAAAGTTTTTTCAATTCTTCGCTTTCGCGTGCCTTTGCGTTGAGTTCGGCAAAGCACCGCCAGCACTGCATTTGCAAAACTTGCGCCTCTTTGGTTACGTCGCCGCCTGTAAGGGCGCGAATCTGTGCGTCGTTGGCGTCCATAATGTTTTGTTGGGCGTTGCCGCCGTCGGCATCGGCAGCGGGTGCAGGCCTAAAATAGTGCGGAAAAGCCTTTGCAAGTTCCTGTTTCGCGCCAACGTACCACAAAAGAACGGTTGCGCCTTCGGCATCGGTGAGCGTGCGAAAATCGGCGTTGCTGCCGTCGGCCTTGCGATATAAAAAGTTAGCCATACGAACCAAATATTGCGGCTTTTCGGTGCGCAAATACATCTGGAAAAACGTCTCTGTGCGCAGATATTCAAAAAAGGTGAAGTTATCCTGCAAAAGGGCGTTAACGGCGGTGTAGTCGCGCAAGCGTTCGGGCCTTACGGCTTGCTGGCGGTCCAAAAATGCCAGTTGGTTAAGTCCAAGTGCCAATTCGCTGGTATTGAGCAAAATTTTGCGGCCCTTGTAGCGGCATTCGAATAAACCTCTGCCAATTTGTTGCGTAGGTTGTATTTGTAACAGCCGCAGTAAAAACAGCGATTTGGCACTTTCAGGCTCATATTTGGCCGACAAAAAGGCAAAGTAAAACAATTGCTTATCGGTCAATTGTTGCCAGCTTGTGGGCAGTTCCAAATTCAGGTTAGCTGAAAAAAAACGTCGGTTTATCCACGCTGTTTTCATACGGCGGCATATTGTTGGCAACATATTCTGAAGACGCTACATAAGAAGGAAAATCGGCGGCGTTGTCGGGGTCGTTGATAACTGACAAAATGCGCGGCAGGTATTCGTCGGCGGTTGTCAGGTCGTCGGCGCGGCCGATAACAAACAGTTCAATATATTCGATAACCTCCCGTTGTGCGGCCGTGGCGGTCCAAGTTGGCAGCCATTGGCGGGCGCAAAGGTCGCGCAGCGTAACAAGTTCGGCCATTGATATAAGCCGCGCAAGTTTCGTTTCAATCGAGCGGAACTTGTAGCGCAGCGTGTCGAACTTTTGCACGTCGATTGTTTCGCCGGCCAATGCCTTATATTGGCTCCAAAGCAATATAAAGCTGTCGGGTATGCCGATAGCGTTAACGTATTCGATAGTGGCAAACAGTTCGTCGAGCAAAAGGTATTTTGTTTCGATAGTGCGGCGCAGCGTGTTTGCCTTCAGGTTTTCGACGCGCTCCTTGCTGGCGGGCGCAAGGGTGTTGTTGCTGACAATGCCGAAGCCCGTAGGCGTTAAAATTAGGTCCATTTGCGGCAGTTCGTTGTAGAATGCCAGAAGGCAAATGTAGTCTTTAACCATTTGAGCGTTGGCAACGTCAATCTGTGCAACCGTGTAATTTATAGCCTTTTCAAGGCTTTTTTGTGCGGCGGCAAAAAGCGGCTGGCATCGGTTAAAAACGTCGTCAATCGCCGTAAAAGGTGTGGCGATTGCGGCGGCAAAGTCCTGTTTTGTTATTGAGAGTTCCATTTTATTGTGCGGTTACTTGCACGGCATCGCGGTGGGTGTCGAGCGTGGTTAAAGTTATCATTGGAATATCTATGTCAACGTTCCACTGGTTGAACGCGGCAACCGTTTCGAGCGGTTGTTTCATCAAGTCGTGGTAAGCAATTTCAAGCGATTGTTTCAACGTAAACAGTTCGCGTTTGTCGCTGCCGCTGTTGTTTTGCTGGCCTTTGCCTGGTGTTGCGCCAATTAAATTCGGGTGTATGTTGTCGGCGTAGCAAAGCATATTTGCGGCCTCCTGTATGTCTTCGGCCCAGTCGCCGCCTTCGGTTTTGGTGTCGATAACAGTAATTTTGATTTTTTGGCATTCGTTGCCGTTCGGGTCAACGTAAAAACCGCTGTAAAGTGTTTTGCCCGTGTTTTCGACGCCCGACAGGAACTTGTTAATGTTTTCTTTTTCCTTGTCGATACGTTCCTTCCTTTTGGCTTCGTCGGTTATGCGTTCCTTCTTAAAAATACTTTCCCAGTATTCGTCGTTAATCTGCACAAGGTAACGAATGCCGCTGTGGTTTTTGATTTTGGTTTTTTTGCCCAGGCCAACCAACTGTTTAATGTTGTACCAATAGCCACGGAAAACGGCCGCGTAGTAAGGTATCGGGTAATAGCGGTTGCCTGCGGTCGGAAACTTGCAGACAATGGCAAATTTGCGGTCTTTGGTGGCTTCGCGCTTTTTGCCGTCGGGGCCTATTTCCATACCAAGCCGTTGGCGAAGGTCGCCCAGCGGGTCGTATTCGTCGAGCAACGGCAGTGCTTCGTAGTTGTCTTTGTCGATTTTACCGCTGTTTTCGAAGTCGGCAAAGAAAACGCGGTTAATGCGTCCGTGTTTGTCGGCTTTTTCGAAACGGCAATAGCAGGCGTCTTTGTGGCGAATATTGACAATCTGATTGCCCGCCTTATTCAGAATCAAAACGGCAACGCAGAAGTAAAAATACTTCATATCGGTTGCCGTTTCCAAAAAGTAACGGGGTATTGAGTTGGCACGCGCAAAGGTCTTAACTTTTTCGTCGGTGGTTGGTTGGCCCGTGGCGGGGTCGTTAAAGCGAATGCCGCTGCCGTAACAGGTCAGAACGTTAAAGTGTTTGTTGGCGGCCATTACTTCGTCTTTGCCGATTAGGTCAATAAGTGCAAAAGGCAGTTTGTTGTCTTCGCCCCAGCAAACATATTCGCGTTTTTCGTTTTGATTGGCGGTCGGCAGGGTGCCCGTTGTAATGTGGCGTTCCTCATCGTAAAACGTTTCGCCTTCGGCGGCCACGTTAACAAAGGCAATGTCGTTGCCGTTGTCGGTAACGGCAAAAGTTATGCCATAATTTGGCGCAGGTTTGTTGTTTTTTCTCGTAGTAGTCATAAATAAACCTCCATATCGTTAATACGAAACAAACAAACGTCGCGGAATTCACGTATTTGGCGGCTGGTTTGCAACTTTATGCGCACTGTGCCTTTTTTGGCATCGCGGCCCAGAAACACAACGTTGCGATATTCCAAAATGTCGCCTGTTGTGGCTTTCCATACGCACAGTTCGCAAGGTTTGCCGTTGCGTAATAGTTCCAATGCCTGTGTAATATGTAAACGTTTGGTTGCCATTGTTTTATTCAAAAGTATAGTCAAAAGTGTCGTCAAAAATTCGGCCAGCCACTGTTTTGTCGAAAATATTGTGGTTGTTCTGGCTGTAACGGTATTCAAAATAGAAGTTCGGCAAAAAGTCGGCGTCGTTGCTGCGCAGGCTCTTTGCTTCGGTTATTGTAACCTCGCGACCGCGTGTTAGCACGCCTGTTTGCTGGTTGACAGTGAAAAGGTATATCGACGTGGACCTAAACAAGTCGTCGGCCCAGTTGCTCATTGCAACCGTCAAAACGCCAGTGTAGGCGGCAAAGTTCTTAACCTCCTCGACGCCAACGTTTCGGTATTTGTCTTCGACGGCGGCGGCGGTGTAGTTGTATCTCGGGTCGAGTTGTTGGGTGCCAACGCAATATATTGTTTCCTCGCACCCGAAGGAATTGCGAAACAGCAACGCGGGCGCGGTTGGCACGGCTGGCGTTACGGTAAATTTCATAACACGGCTGCCCGCGCCGATTGTGTAACTTGTTAGCGTTTTGCCTTGTGCCACAAAGTTTTTCGGTGATACTTCGAGCATCGCTATTGTGTCAACGTCCGAAAATGTCTGCGGGTAGTCCTGCGTTGTGCTGGTGCCGTCGCTGTAATAGGCGGTGCAGCGTGGCGTGGTTGGTATATCAACGTAGAAGTAAAGAACTTCTTTGCGGCCCAGGGCCGTAACCTTTTCTGCGCAGTGCGTCAAAAAATGCGTTGTGTAAAAATCGTAACTCGTTTCTTGAATAACCGCCGACGTGTAAATGGCTTTGAAAGTGGTTGGCGAAGCAACGGGGCTGCCTGCCGTGGTCCAAGATATTGAAACGTTGCTTACAAGGCTGGCAATAAGATACGGCGTAAGCAGCGCGGCAATATCGTAAAGCGTAATATTGCCGTCGGCATCGGGTACGTAACGCTCTGATAATACGGTTATTCCGTCGCAACTAATTTCAATGTCGCTGTAATCGTCCGACGACGAAAAAACAAGTTTTTGCAGTTTTGTTATGAAACTGCGGCTTTCAATTTCTGTTACAAGTGAAGTTGCCATATTTTCCGTTTTCTGATAGCAATTTACAAGGTATGTAATAAGGCAAAAAAGACGGGCGTAAAAAGTAGGCTAAATTGCTGATTTTAAACAATATATTTAATTTTGCGTTTTTCCGATAAATAGGGGTTAAATTGTTGAGTTATAGGCATATAATAGCACCGCCCCGAAAAAGCGGAAAAAGCGTTTAACGATTGTC